GTGAGACCAGTCAAATTAATTGTATTTGCCACAGTGTTTCCAGTATTCACAACTTGTTCCAAAGTTTGAAGTTTTGTGAGAAGATTGGCGGGTACAATTTTATGTAAAGTATTTTTGTCATCGCTGCCATCGGTGTACACATACGCAGGTGTAGTTGTAATAACATTTGCATTTGGAATGGCGTTTGTACGACCAACGCCAGTTACGGAAACAATACCTTGTGATGTGTGAGGTTTAACCACGATACCTATGTTTTGGATGAGGTTGGGTACACCATTCACCTCTCCGTGTGGTACGATGTTTGAGAGACCCCCAGGTACAGTATTACTCACATACACGGTTTCACCTTCTACGAAACTATCAAGTGGGACACCGTCTGCGCGTCCGAATGTGACAATAAGACCTTGTCCATTTTGAGCTAAATCTTGGTACACGACGCCAAGCGCGGGCATTTTCGCGGGATAGCGAGCATCTGCTTTATCGACGACAAATGTTTCATTACCAACCGCACCAGTTGCATACACAACATCACCTTTACTTAATGGAACGCTAGCTTTTGCATACAAAAATGTATGATTTTGAAGTTGGTTGGTCCAATTTGCTCCGTCATATACAAGCATATCTTCGTTGGCGAGTGCTTTTTGACCTATGACGACATTTGACAACTGATCCAACTTTACATGAACATTCGAAGTAAGATTAGTCTTGAGCGCAGTTGTTGCATTTGTAAGATTTAATACACCCGAAATACTGGTATTTCCAGTGGTATATACGTTACCACTGACGAGAAGATCCTTGTACGCGACAACATTACCATCGGTATAGACATTTCCTATGACCTCGAGATCCTTATCGGCATATACATTACCGGTGACTGTCATCTCTTTAGCGACGGAGACATTTTGGGACACATACACATTTCCACTGACAAGAAGATCCTTGTACGCGACAACATTACCATCGGCATAGACATTCCCTATGACCTCGAGATCCTTATCGGCATAGACATTGCCGGTGACTGTCATCTCCCCAGCGACAGAAACATTTTGGGATACATACACATTGCCACTGACAAGAAGATCCTTGTACGCAACAACATTACCATCGGTATAGACATTTCCCACAACTTCTAAATCTTTATTGGCGTAGACGTTGCCAGTGATATTAAGACTACTTGTGACGTTGGTATTACCCGTGCTATATATGTTACCACTAACAAGAAGATCCTTGTATGCAACAACATTACCATCGGTATAAACATTCCCCACAACTTCTAAATCTTTATTGGCGTAGACGTTGCCAGTAATATTAAGACTACTTGTAACATTGGTATTACCCGTGCTATATATGTTGCCTGTGACAAGAAGATCCTTGTACGCAACAACATTACCATCGGCGTAGACATTCCCTACGACCTCGAGATCCTTGTCGGCATAGACATTACCGGTGACTGTCATCTCCCCGGCGACCGAGACATTTTGGGATACATACACATTTCCAGTGACGAGTACATCTTTGTGTGCATAAATATTAGCATCTACATGCGTTAAACCATACACGTGCACATTAATGTCTTCATCTGTTTTAGGTGTAATCCTCTTATCAGTGGGTTTTGAATCAGTATATGTAATCGCAAATTCATTTGTTTCTTCGCGATAACCAATAACTACATTTGATAGTGCATCTGGGCGATGCATGAGAACACCCAAATCAAGAGTTGTATCTCCAGAAGTATTGTCTTTACCCAATTCCACAATTGCATCTTTAATAGTTGTGTTTTCGGTATAAATAACTGATGTACTTCCACTCACTTGAAGATTTCCTTCGATAGTCAAATCACGAAGTATTGCGACATTTCCAGAAACAACCAAAATATTTGGACCGGTATCATCAATGTAGAGATTTGAACCAACACTTACTGTGTGTGAAGCCAATGTATTCGCTATACCAACATTTCCATAAGTTGCAAAACCTGTAAGACCTGTCAATATCATTGTATTTGCCGTGGTATTACTACGGTTTGTTACAATATCAAGTGTGGCACCACCAACCAGAGCTCCTGCCGATTCACCGGATTCTGTGATTTCTTTAGTATTTTTGTCATACATAAGAAGCACAACTTCCGGGGCTGAATAATCAGATCTATTACGAATTGGTGATAGATACACTGCATTAGAATAAGGTGTTGGAACTGTCACGTTACTCGCGTTAAAGACAATGGTATTTTCCTCCTGATCGGCGAAATCGGGGACAAGCTTACCAAACCTAATTTTGGTAGATCTCTCTACTGACGGTAAGTTCTTGACCATTTAATATAAGAGGGTAAATTAATTTGCGTAAAGCAGCCCCGCCATACCATTTTCTATCCGCAAGATGTTATAATTTACAGCATATATTGGTTCGGTAATGTTTTCACTTTCACTGACGATCTTTGCGGATTCTATTCTGCTAAAATTGAGAGTTCCTGTAGGTTGAAGAGAACTTGTCATAAGACAGAAACAGTGAAGAAAGAAGTCTGGTGAAGTTACAAAATTTGTGTGATAGTAATTTGGTGTATCAATGAAGTGTGGTCTTCCCCATCTATAATTACTCAAATCAACACCATTTATACTTATTTTTACCCTGTTTTGTGGAGACGTAAGTGCGCCATCGATAGATGTATCACCTGACGCGATATATTTTACTGGGTGATTGAATGTAAGTTCTTGTACTCTTTCATTGGATGGAATATTTTTTTGAACTTGGGTAATAAGAAGATCGTGTTTTCTTAACGCAATATTACCTCTTTCTTCGTTGTCTAAATAATAGTAGTTTGCATACATTTCCACATTGTATCTTGAGGCTTGCACCCCCCAATAAATACGGAGTTCTACATTATGGTAGTTAAGTGCTACGAGTGGTAATGCGCATTGAGGACCCTCGCAAAAGAAAAAGCGAAGAGGGTAAAAATATGATCGATTACTTACACCTGAGTGAGGTCCAATTGCACTTCTCGACACATTTTGTGCAAATGTATCAATTGCAATTTTTTCTGTAAAAATTGCATCTTGTGTATCGATAACACAACCACCGATAAGAAATTCAATTTTATCAATTATAAGATCCCATCGGGATGTATCAAGGGCTTGTGTTGTATCATCAATAGTCATGTAAATATATCCAAGAAGGTCACCTGATTTTTCAATTTGAACACTTGACATTGAATTATTTTTCACATCTCCGCGTATCAGTTGTTTCTCGACGGATTGTGAAAAATTAGAGTGTCTTTTAAACGTGGAATTAAAAAACGATATCTCTGGGTTGCCCATGATGTACTCATCCTGAGCACCAATTGCCACTAATTGAACAATACCAGAAGACATGTTATATTACTTTAATACGAGAAAATTACATATTTGGTTTTCTACACACAAATCTAAGAACTAAAAAGTTATCACCCCCACCAGCGGAGTTTTGAATCGTGTCTCCATTATGATTCAAAATTTTAACAGTAAAACGATCAATTCTTCGAATAGGATCAATATACTGAGACATCACGGGGTAATCATCTTTAAATACATGAACATAGTCAGCACCTACATGACTGGTTGCCTCTGTAACAAGACTGGCAAATGAACCTCTCACTTTACTAATATGCGATTGTTCAGATGTTAAAACATTTGAAGCACGATCATTAAAAATAGTGTCAAGTTCTTCAATCGAAACGTAAAAATGTTCTGTAAGCGTGTTTGAGTGAATATGGGCAGCTACAAGCTTAGCCTGGACTACATTTTTAAGGGGTTGTGGAAGATAGCATGTAAAAGTGTTCGCACTATCTTGACCAATTGAATCAATTGTAATTGTATGATACTCGTAGTCAAGATTTGGAATACCTGTGGGCGAAGTGATCAGAGCCATTTAGTATTAACTTAGATTAAAGATCCGCCAATTCCTTCCTCAATAATATAACCAGCTTGTTCTGCGACAAGGTTTTCGGCACCACACACGCCACCTGGAGTCAAACTCTTGGTATAAGTACTACCCTCACTCGTGTGACCAGGAGCACATTCCAACTTGTGTTCCAAGTCGAAGACGGACTCTTCATTGACAGCCGCGATAGTGATTGGTCTGGGCTGGTATCTGCTTGTATTCTTCAATGCACCGAGTAAGAAGATCGCCACGATCAATGCAACTATGGACATGATGGCGTTTCGGTTGGCTCGGTTGAGATTAATCATTTATATATTAGTCATATAATTTTTTCTAAAGTGCGTTAAAGGTTATTTAATAGTTTCCATATAGAGAGTAGATGGACGAAGAAATTGTCTTAGATCGTGGAAGTGCTACTGTGATGAAATTGGATGCGGATGAACAGGCCCTGATGGATGAGATTGAAATATCTGCACCAAGACCCCAGCCTGTGAGACGTCCAGCTCCACAATCATCGCATCGAGCACCACCCCAAATGCAACACCAAGAAGCCATGGATGCTTTTGTAAATCCAAACAAACAAACGGCACCATCCCAGCCACAAATGGATGAAGAAATTGATTACGGTGAAGATGAATCAATGTTTTTTGATGACACCGATGGCGGGGGTGTCTCTACAGAAAGAGATGAAATGCCATCAAAGGGTTACAGTTCCATTGATGAAGAAAAGAGTGATCTCATTAATAAATTGGGTCGTCTTGAAAAGAAGGGTTTTGCTGTGAATAAAAGATTGAATGCTTATTCCAGCGTTGATGAATTGAGAACGGAAGTCAAAAGAATTACATACAGTATTGATGTCGAACAATCTATTCGATTCTCGCGTCGTATGCTTATCGCCTGTGTTACCGGTCTTGAGTTTATGAATAAACGGTATAATCCATTTGAAATTCAACTCGAAGGTTGGTCAGAATCCGTCATGGAAAACGTGGATGATTATGATGGTGTTTTTGAAGAACTTTATGTAAAGTATAGATCCAAGGTCAGTGTTGCACCTGAAGTTAAGCTTATTATGATGTTGGGTGGTTCCGCTATGATGTTCCACTTGACAAACTCGATGTTTAAAACTGCTCTCCCAAATATGAATGATGTGTTAAAGCAAAACCCAGATCTTGTCAGAAATATGATGGCGGCAGTTCAGAACACGGCTAGATCACCAGCTGGACCAGCTGATGCAGCGCCAGTTGGTGGTACAGGTACCTACGAAATGCAAGGACCCGGTATTGACATTTCAAGCCTCATGGGTGGAATGATGATGCCACCACCAATGAATACATCAGCTCCAAAGACTACATTTGAAGCGCCATCGGTTGATTACGATGATGATGTATCCGATATTGTCTCCATTTCAGGAGAATCTACGGGTGGTGAAGTCAAGGAAGTGAATGTTGAAGCGAGCAAGTCAAAGAAAACTCGACGAAAGAAGAAGACAGAAATTAATCTCTAGATACAGTATAAATGATAGGCTACTGTCCTTTGGAGGAACTTGATCCTCCTGTGAGACAACAGGTTCCCGTTGTTCAGCCAAATGTCGAGACCAAGCCAGTTGTTGGTCTTGAAGAAACTGAATGTAATTACGTCGTCATGGCTTTCATTGTCGGCGTCCTCTTCTTAGCCGTCTCTGATTCCATCAGGGCGTAAATGAATCAATTTGATTCTACCTTTGGGACTTTATATCCCCATTAGGTAAAATTAATACGTGTATGTTACTATTTGCGTTTGACCACCAACTCCAGTGTCAAGATCAGCTACACTGTTAAGAGAACTTGTAATTTTTATCAGTCTTCCGCTACACGCAGATATAAGCTCCACAAATACGTCATACGTATATTCACGTTCGTTATTTATGTTATATGGTACAATATTAACACCTCTCGTACCTGTAGTAATTATAGGGCTCCATGGATAACTATTTGTACCACCAAATATATGTGTAGGACCCACAGCTATGTCAATATCCGATGAAGATTGGTCTCCTGTGCCACCTTGAACTTCAACCACCATTGTACTTAAATCTTTTACAGTACTACCATCAGTTCTTCTTAATATGGCTGTAATTTTCGCGTGAAATGCACCTGTATCAAATACAAATTGAATGTCTTTGGCATTACCAGCAGAAATTGCGAATGTTTTGGAATATCTTTTACACGAAACTTCAGTGGAATTTGTAATTATACCTCCACCAACTTCGAGATCTGTATTAGCTAATTGACCAGACAAACCAATGGCTACTTGATTACCCAAATCAATTGCACCACCCACAGCCAGATCGCCTTCCACATTTACATCACCTTGTAAAAATACAGTTGCATCCGTGGAACTTGAACTTATATAAATATTACCCGTTGTATCCGAATAAATATTTGAAATTCCACTTCCATTCGTTACAAATTCAATAATAGCATTTGAAGTTGAAGTTTCAATTCTGGGTATGCTATCGTATAAATGCAACTTTGTCGTGGGATTATCTGTACCAATACCTACATTACCCGTGTGGAGTAAGTGGATGCAATTTGTTTGAGTACTGTTATTAGCAACACCCATAACAATTCCAGTTGTTCCATTGATTGAGTTACTAAAACCTCGCATGTAACCACCTTCACCAGAATTTGTATAAAGAAGTAATCCAGTTTGTTTATTTGTACCGGGACTTTCGAGTTTTAAAAGATCGGCGTTACCGGCTGTTGTATTATAAACGTGTATGTTCGCACTTGGTGAGTCTGTGCCAAGACCCAATCTCCCGGATTCATCAAACCGAGCAAATTCAGAATCATTTTCAGCATCAACCTCATGAACAAATGTTATTGGACGACGCGTTGGACCATCCAATTTACTTCGTATAATGTTATATCCCAAATCACTCGTGGAAAATTCAAAACCAGTCAATTTGAATGAACCGCCACCACCGAACTCAATATCACCATTAACAACTAACTTGGTATTTGGACCTCTCGAATTAGCATCCGATCTTTGACCACCAATTACCACAATCTGGTTATCACAGACAATGAGTGGTCTATCTGACTGACCATCAAGATCTTCTAATATCTGACTTGTACCATATAAATTTTCTCCCGAAGATGTGTATGTTTGAAATACGTGTTCCCCGGCGATATGTCTGATTCTATCTGGACCCTTATCAACCGAAGAAGCGTCGTTACCCTTGAACAGTAATAATTCAGTTCTGGATTGTGCGGCATTATACCTTCTCTCTATGATGTGTGTATTACCAAACTCGTCACCATCAAGACCACTAAAAGAAAGTTGTTGTCCAATTACGACATTACCCACAACTTCCAGTGCCCCCCGTGGGGTATCCGTACCAATACCTACATGATGTGTAGCGCCATCTATATATAGTGCAACTTCACTCGATTCAGAAACCTTTTCATGGTCATTTGTAATTCGGAAGTCTCCATTTGCACCACTTACACCCACCGTCCAACCAGAAAGTGTTGCGCCGTCAGTTTGGATATAAGACGAAAACGCGTTACCATCTGCCGCACTCGTTTGCGCGGCGATTATTGCATCGCCGAAATCATGATTATGCACTAATATACCGTTATCTGTTGGGTCTGCAATACCTTCACACATAACTTCCAAGTGAGCGGTTGGTTGGGTGTGACCAATACCCACTTTACCCGAACTAAGAAGAGTCATGACTCCGGTATCCACCGCATAGTCATCATCTCCCAGATAAATATCAACTCGAGTTTTAGAAGTTCCAGATGTTTTTTCATGTTTTCCAAGTTTAAACATAGCTCTTGCACCATGCTCACTCCCAGTACCTTCTCTGGCTAAAAGTAAAACTGGGCCAAGATCTGTTGTACTCGTAATAGGTGATGTATTCGTCACCACCAGGGGTATTCCCAGATGATTATATCCATTTCTATTGGCAACTTGGTTATTTATAAATGTTGTAATGCCATTTACATGAAGGGTACCTTGTGGTGCAGCTGTCCCTATACCAATATTACTCGTTTCTAAAATCGTCATTTTTGGAGTCCCCATTGAAGATGAAGTACTGGCGTAAAAATTTAGACCCTTACCTGTACCAACAATGTTTTCAATTTTATTTTCACCAACACTTGGTGTTGAATGAATACGCATTGATGTATTTCCACCAGAACCCCAAATGTTACCATAAATAGTGGCGTTGCTACCAATTACATATACATTACCCGATACGGTGAGTTTTTCTGTTGGATTTGTATTTGATATACCAACTTTACCATCTGAAGTGATTCGGATTCTTTCTGTATTTTTAGTTTTGAATCTTATGTTTTGATGTGTATTTGATGTACTCGCACCATACACTTCAATTGAGCTTACGTTTGATGCAGTTGGACCGGATTTAAGGATGAGTACATTTGATGTACTATCACCACCGAATCTGTCTGCATGTACAACCAAATTTGAAGATGAAAATGTCATCTCAGTTGTGAGATTTGTAGTTGATGTATTACCCAAAATTCGAAGAGTATTTATAGCTGTTGTGTTTGCAAATATAGTTGCACCGATTGAAAGGGTGTCAGTTGGAGAAAGATTTGAAATAGATGAAGGAGCTGCACCATTTGTACGTAACGCATTCATTTGAACATTCCCACTAATAATCGCAGGTGTTTCTGTACCAGGTACCATCGTTAAAAGTGAGCCAACTTGCAACCCACCAGTACCTATTCTAACACCGGTTGCATAAACATTACCCATCGCCGAAATTACATTAGAACCCGTATCTTCTATAAATACATTCGACCCTACACATAGATCATGTGTGGGAAATGTGTTATTTGCACCAATGTGATTGGATGTGTATATATCACCATATACATGAACATTTACAAGTTTTGTATCATCTACAGAAACTTGATCAAGGACCCACCCACCATATGCATCCGTTTGAAAAAATGCCATTTCTCTACCTCTATCACCTGCGACAAACCCCACACCTACATTCGAATAACCCACACCGGGTGTCATAACAATCGCCGTTTCTCTAGATAAAACACCATTTCCAAAACCCGAATGAATAATCACATTACTCACACGTAAATCTTGTGATGCGATGTAAGTGGCAGTTTCTGTAATTGTAATATTACCAGTAACCGAGATATTACCAACCAGGTTTAAATACCCTTCTTGATAAATATTACCATATATTCGTGCGATGTTAGAACCCTCATCAGATAATGCAATATTAGAACCTACATTCAAATTCGATGTAGCATACACATTTGTACCTTTTATACCACCAAATACACTAATAACATTGGCGGAACTACCACTTATAAAAACATTTGGACCACCAAGTGTAAGTTTGTCATTTACAATTACATTTGTTGCAACTAAATTTCCACTGACGGTCATTAAATCACGACCAGTTAAATCAATATCAACTTTTCTTGTACTACCGCTATTCACCTGAAAAGCTTTGGTCGGATTTGTAGTTCCGATTGAAATCTGGTTATCCACGAAAAATCTTTCAGCACGACCACGCCCCTTAAGATCAAAAACAATTGTATCATCCTTGTCTATAAAAAGTTTATCTCCAACTGAAAACTCTTTCGATGGATTAGTATTTGCTAAACCCAAACGACTCACCACAATTTCATCCGCTTCAATTTCTTTAGTCAGAATACTTGTTACCCCTGTGAGAGTTTCTTCTTCAATGGGTTGTGCATCCAGACTCGCTACATAAATCTGATCGAAGCGTGCCGTTCTTCCCATTTATACTTTAGTTGCCGAATAAAATTCCAGCTAAACCATCCTTGATCCTGAGTACATTATAATTTAGTGCTACGACGTACATGTCTTTATCGTCTGCTCTAAGAATACCCTTTTCGGCACCACGTATTATAAGTTTTGCATTGTCTAATCTACTGAAGTTGCATGTACCGGATGGATTGTAGTCTGATGCATTTAATCCAAAATGATAGGCGAAATATCTCGTATATAGTAAATCTTCGGTATCCACCCGAAAATCTGATATTCCATATTGTGACTTATAATAATTTTGAACCGTGTGGAAGTATGTTGGGGTCATATTTTCAAGAAGCGGTGTTCCGTTGATATGAATGTCTGCATTTTTAAACGTAAATCTATCTTCAAGGGCTGTTGTATGTTTTGCACTAAATCCAAAAAATATGGATTTCACCGGATGATTGAAAGTACTTATATCCAAATCGTTGTAACCACCCGTTTGTATTGTGTTATCGACAACATTCGATAATGGGAATTCAATCCGTTGGGTTTGTGTAATTATAAAATCCATTTGTCGTTTTACTAAAGATTCCCTTTCCTCTTTGTCCAAATATATATAGTTGCCATAAACATTAATTCTTTTAAGAGAATCGCTATACCCAATTAAACTTGTATTATCAAAATTTACTTTTACTTCAACTTGGTGGTGTGCGAGTGAAATAAGCGGTAAAAATGCCCCATTGTCACAAAAGAAAAAGTGAAGTGGTTGAAAGTTACTGTGAGAAGAGTTTGTTTTATTAGTAAGTTCAAGTGTTTTGGAGTAAGTATCTGACAAGTAGTTTGGCCAGATGTCTGCATAGTAATCATAGTGTTGAGAATCGATTTTCTGACCACCAATATAAAGATCAATTGTAGAGTTGAAAAGAAGATTTGAAGAAACATTTGAGTTTTTATCAATACCCTCAAACCAGAGACAGTTTATAATATCTCCTAGAACTGGAACGGTAAAAACCGGATCTTTGTCTGAAATAGTCTTAATGAGTTTGGGGGCTTGTGAAAAATTCGTATGTCTAGTAAATTTCATACGAAAAAATGAATGTCCTTCTTCACTATTAAGATAAATGTCTTGCGCTCCTTTGGAAACAAGTTGAATCAATGCACCAGACATTTATTTATTATTCAGATTATAAAAACAGACACTTTCCCTGAGGGAACTCATCTTTCTTTTCTTCTTCCGCAACCTTCCCGTGTATTTTGAATCCACCTTGGCGATATACTTTCATACGTTTATAGTACATGGCAGTAAACATAGACCATGGATCATGGATATCATAGATGTGTGGATTGTTCTTCTTACCTTTGGTTTCTCTCATGATACGACCAATACTCTGTGTGATATCAGACTTAGGCGACGCTAAAATCACTGTATCGAGGGTTGGAATATCAAGACCCTCATGGGCTTGTGAGAATGTTGCAAAAATGATCTTCATTTTGGATGAAGCCTGGAGGTCAGCCTCTTTCATACCACCCATATAGAGCCCTGAACTTTTGGGAAAACATTGATGAAGCATCTCACAATGCCACCGTCTATCACTAAGAACTAAGAGCTGCCTTGTCCCTGCTGAAGCCTTTTTGATAAGTTCCACGAGCATTTGGTTTCTCTTCCTATCTTCAACAACTTCTGTGATCATATTTGGCATTGAAATTTTACCATTTCTCATTGA